CCTTACTCAAGCAAATGTGGGGTTGGCGCACCATCCTCCACTTCTCTCCATCAAACACCGGCTGGGACTGGCAGAACTCGATCTTCTCGAGAACGTCAGTGTAACCCTCAACCTTCATGGTGAATCCGAAGTTCTGTAGGAAATAGGCAACAACCGTATCCCGCACTCGCTCAAAATCTCCCCTCTCCACTATCAACACACAGTCATCGCCATCGTTGATGAGGCGGCAGCGCCGCAAACTCAGCCACTGGGTGTACTCCATCATCATGGCGCACATTAGGAGGACGTTACCGAGACTTGTGTTCATGTCTCCGCTCATCCTGCATCCCTTGACCTTGTATTTGAAAGTCTCCTCACCACAGCGGACGAACCCATAGTTCTCCCTCTGCCAGCTCAAAGCCTGTCTCAACTCATCATCACCCGGGTACAGCGCTTGGTAAACGCTATGCTCCCACTCCAACGCCTCGACAGAGACGTGTTGGTCGAAGCGTGAGGCATCAAGCCCCACTGCAACCGGGTCGGCAAATTCGCCCCACGCAGCGACTATCGTCTCGCCACGCTGTAAAGCGTTTTTGCCCTTAGCAACAACTGCTGGCCCTAGGCCCGCACGTTTGCACACACTATCTATCGCCTTATAAATGTCATGCTCTCTAGCCTTTAAATATTTACCTACCACTACATTAAACACGGGTGACCGTGGCTGAATTGCTCTCGGTGCAGGGTCTACCTTGGCCGTAAGGTTGACCTTTTCCGCTTTGGTGAACGTTGAGCATCCCGCATGGCTCCTTCGTAACCCATTGCTGTTGAGTACTTCAACGGCGCGTGTATAAACGGCTAGCCTGCGCCCCGTTCCTTCGTACATCGCAAGAAATTCTTGGTCCGTGGAACGGGGGGTCTTAGCTAGTCGCGTCAACAATTGCCGCTTAAAGTGAAGAAGTTTGCGTTTAAGAGCGCCCTTGACGGGCTGAGGCGGCGGAATGAATCCACCGCCAGGGTCCTTGACGTAAAAGACCCGCTCTAAAACAGCTCGGACAGCCGTGTCCATGTCGTGGTCGTGTACCGCGAATTGTTGCCCTGCAGCTAGATCTAGCAAGACGAATCCGCGACGCACGCGTTTGTTACCTCCACCAGCCTCTCCCCTCGCATACCAACCTCTAGGGTGCTTGACCCGCACGCCCCTTGGGCACGGGATCACGCTACGCGTAGAGATGGAGGGTTCGCTGGCTGGGCACCCCTAGGCAGCATCGCTACCCCCAATGAGCTTTTGGTAGCTCGACCGGAGGTCACGTGCTGCGTGACTGCCGCTGATCTCCGCGGCCACCCGTTGATTGGTGGTGGGCACAAAGAGTGCTGCGACAGCCAGGTCAATGTATCTAGACGCATCAGACGTGCGCAGGTCGTCGGCGGTGCGCATCTTTTCCATGATGTACCGCCTCACTGCAAGTCTGTTCGCCTCGGTCATCTCGGGACAACCGAACCTCAACCTCGCCACATCTGCGTACTCGCGAACGATTCGCGGCATACGGGTAGTGGCCTTGGGCGCAGGTCTGTGGATTAGCTTTCTCGAAAGCCATTCAGACCACGTTCCTGCGGGACGAGCGAGGGGGCCCTCACTGGCTACCCCCCATCCCGCCTCTTGTTTTCGGTCCTGTCCGCCATCCGCTTCCGTCGACGCGTCATCGTCGTCGGGGCTAGGCTCAGCACCATTTTCCGGTATCTCCTCCGGAGGACCCTCAGGCCCCTCGGTCGGCTCGTCGTCGTCAGACTCACCTTCCTCCGTCGCATCGTCCTCATCGGACTCTTGCTCCTTATCCTCCTCCAGCTCGTACACAATGTCCGCGCGATGTGTGAGTGCGCGATACCCCCAGTAGACCTGGTAAGCACAAATGCTTGTGCCAACCAGAACCGCCGCGAGTACTTGTTTCTTGTGTTTCATTATAATTGTGGCCATAGTAGAGAGTTAAATTGGGGGGGGATTTGGCCATACCCTGGTACCCGGGTGGTGGAGAAACAGTCCACCGCTGCCAACTGAGTTGCTACCTTTCGGCTCCGGTTCCAACCGGCAACACACGTTTGTCAAATGGGCTCTCGCAGTCCCAAAAGTACTAAACTTGTGCATGACACTCTATCGCGGTATCCACGTCTGCTCTTTTACTTGTAGCTCAAGGAGGAGGGTGACGTCAAGCGCCCTCCAACACGAAGACAAGTAGCCTTCGTTCCGCTTACCCCCACACCCAACAGGTGAACTGTTGGGGAGCAGGGAAAAGCCCAGACTTTCCCGGATGGGTGGTGTCTATTAACCA